CTAGTGTATTGAAGTTCAATGCTAGACTATTTATAGCATCTGCGAACTTCTTTGAACCTTGTGCTGCCTGATCCGCGTCACCAAGCCATTTAGCCGCTGCTGTTCTAAGATTGGTTAATGCGCCTTCTACGGTTATGGGTATCTTTTTGAAATCCCTATCTATTGCTTCTTGTTGAGAAGCTAGAGCATTGGTTATCACCTCAAATGTCAACTTGCCTTGAGACGACCATTCTCTTAGGGTGGCTATGTCTACTCCAAGAGAAGTTGTCAAAGCCGTCACCAGCCTTGGCATATTCTCCATCACCGACCGGAACTCATCGCCGTTTAGTACGCCAGCTTGCATGGCTTGGCTGAACTGTTGTAGTGCCGCTGCCGTTTCAGTGGATGATGCGCCGGATATTTTCAGAGATTTTGTAACAAGGTCGGTCATAGCAATGGTTTCTTGCTGGGACTTACCTGCACCGGCCATAGCTACAGACATTCTGTAGTATAACTGTGTCACTTCTTTTAATGGCGCTCTGGTATTTAACGCAATTTGATAAGTAGCATCCATCGCCGTTTTCAGTTCTTTTTGCGTACCAGACACCAACTTGGTACGAGCAATAAGACCTGAATACTCATCAGCCAAACTGATAAAGCCTTTCACGGACGAAAGTGCTGCTTTAGCGGCTACTACGGCACCGGCTATACCCATCCACCCAGCCTTGAGCCTAGACAACAAGGATACTTGGCTCTCGCCTTCTGCTTTGGGTAGGATTGGAAGATTGGTGGGTGTGGAGGCCGTAGATAATTTTGCAGCCCATTCGGAACCGGCCATGCGCTTCATGCCGATTTCTGACAGCTTATTCCACGCTGCCGTGTAGTCCATCAGTGCTTGTGCTTGCATCCCTACTGCTTTTGTCTGCATCCCTAACTTAGATGATACAGCTACATATTTTTCGGTAGCAGAAGTAAGGCTTTTGATTTGTACTTCTGTATTTCTGGCGCTTGCACCGAGCATACCAAGAGATTTAGCTGCTTCTAACGATGCTCTGGATGCTTCCAATGCGCTCTTAGCCAACTGAGATGGCTTATTCATGCCCATCGCATCGCTGATGCTTCTCGCATTAGCCGATATTTCTTGAGCCGACTTTTTGAACTCCGCGCTTGCGCTTGTGGCAGTCTTTCCGACTTGAGAGATTACTTTGGCAAAATTCTGTGCATTACCAACAGAGTTGCCTAAATCAACGTATACGCGAACGCCGGTCTGAATTGGTTCTGACATCTTTGAGCCTGCGATGAATGGTGTTCACCGCAGTATATCAAAAATGGTAGTAGGTCAAGTATAAAAAAGGTCAGCCTGGGGCTACTTGAGTGGCTGTGATTATGAGGGAAGGTGATCTAGGTCTGGTGGGTGAAGTACCGGCTGGAATAGCAGCTAGAGCCAGATTTATGTGATCCGCGCCCCATGCTAACTGTGCATAGTCTCCGGCATTGAAAGAGACTACATAATTCCATGCCGCAATAGCAGCGCCGTTTATACTTCCGTGTTTATTAGGAATTGATAAATCGCCACAGCTATCTATTACGTCAACTCCGTTTTTTCGCAACCATATAAAGACATTTTGTATACTGCTTTCTGGATTTACTATTTGTGCGCTAAATTGGATGTTATACGTCCCTGCATAGTCGAAAGTTATCTTACTGCCGTCAACAATTCGTACACCATTGTTTTCATCCGTAATGCCAATTTGCATTATGTAGGATTGAGTAGCATCAGTAATTGTCTGAGTCGCTACATCTTGGAACGCGCCGTAGTATCCTGGTGATCCGGCTATCCCCTGTGGGCCTTGCGGCCCCTGTGGGCCTTGTGGCCCTACAGGGCCGGTAGAGCCGGGAAGTTGGACAACAGACGTCTGCGCTTCGGCTGTGATTACTAAAGTCGGTGTAGGCGCTTCTACGACCGTTACGGACGCGGTTGAGCCTTCTATCACCTCAACCGTATTGGTCATCGCGTCACCTCTGGGTAAACAAAGGCCGCGCCCTGTAAGAGTCTGGTAGCTGTCCCGCCAGAAGTCTCTACCTCAATGTCGTAAACCATGCGCTGGGCCTGTTTATCGTCATTCCAAAACAACGATAGGTAATCCAGCGCAATATCGGAGGTCTGAGTTTTGGTGGCTGAGATTACGATTGTTCCGGCAACCCCACCCAGAACAATCCCGCCGCCAGCAGAAGTGAGGCTCAATTCAGTAGCAGATGCCTCGTAGGACTTTCTAATTTGCATCCTTGCCGTATACCCAGTCAAGTTGATTGGGGTTCCAGTGTCATCCTTCCATGTTAAACTTAGCGACCAATTTGCTCCTTGGTCTATATGAATATCGTATACACCAGCTTGCATCTTGGTCGCCTCATTTTTTAGGTTTGTTCAGAATAGGCAATGCCGCCCTTTCCATTTCCTGTAATCCTATGAAGATTTCTTTGGCTTTCGCCCCTACGAATCCAAAGCTGCGAATTACACATTCGCAGTCTGGATACCGGAACCCATGCCATACCCATGTACCGCCCATACCGGGCATTTCTTTACGCCATTGTGTTTGACAAGCTAAGAACACCATAACAGTGTTCCAATTTTCCTCAAAGACTTCAAAGTTAGGGTTTATTTCTTCTACTGTACCAAAAGCATCTTCTGGTAGCCCAAAAGACGCCAGATCATCGGCCAGAGCCTTGGTATCAGTCCCTCCTATGGGACTGCACCAATACTCTGCCGCATCTATTAGTTTTTTCGTTTAGCCCCGCCGCCCAAAGTACATTCAAAGAATGTCTTTACGATCTCACCTGCCGCATTTGGGTATGCGTCTAGCAGAGCGTGGACGTTTTCACGGGTAAACGGTAGGTCTTTTCCATTTTCGTCTTGGACATAACGCCAACCATCGGCAATTTCCAAAACATAATCAACATCGCGCTCAAGACTATCAATTTCAAATTCACCGTTTGCAACATCGTCTTGAGCCTTCTGAAGTTCGTTAATCTTAGACCTAGAGATGCGCTTAAACTTAAACTCAAACTTTTGAATCTGACTTGTTCCGCTTTCAGTTACGATTGGCAATGATATGCCATAAAAGAAACTTTCAGCTTTAGGTTTTAATATAAATGCCATAACGTACACCTATCTGTCTGTTGTTGAAAATAAGTCCCTGCCTTCATCGCCCACTGGCAGGGGAGTGGTAGACAGCCCGGAGCAAATCGGGTCGCGATTAGATTGTGGCTGTCTGGCCTAACGCGCTATCTCAAAATGAGGGCCATCAGGGAATGTCGATGATAACTTGAATCGGCCATTTGTCATAGTCAAAAGTGATAGTCTCGACCAAGACCCACCCCAAACTAACTCAACACCCAATTCTTCCGATGCCTTTTTCATTGCCGCCGCTATACGGTGGTAATGCGCCCAATCCCAAGTAATTACACCGCCAACCACTGCCGCTAAATCTACAGCGTGGCCGGTCAAATGCCTACTATTCATGGTCTTACTAGCACCTTTAGATACCAGATATTGTTGCCGTTCTCGTGTTCGCAACCCTTCTATAACCTTGAAATCTACTTCAGAAATCTCAATGGCGCGTTTCACTACTTTTGCAAGATTCGGATCGACGCCATTGAGTCTTTCAAGGCTTTTCTGTCCAAGGACAAAGCCGCTCATTTTATTTCACTACTAGCCTAACTTCATCGTTGCCAACTAAAGGCAGCGCCAAAATTGACTGATCCAACATCACAATGCCATCTGAATCCGAGTATTTGGGATCAGTAAGCTGTGCATTTGGCAGGAAGATAGCGCAGGTGTTGCCCGCAGCCGTTCCATTTTCAATCAGGAAAGGCGATTTTGTAGAAGCCCGTACCTGCGACCACCAGTCGTTAAAGGCTACCGTAGTGGCCTCGATAGACACGCTACCCTGTGCCTGACGGTCGGTCAGTACGACGTTCTCGCTACCGACTAGCATACGGTGAGTAACTGCATTGCCCATGTCCATCGTGAAAGACATAAGCTGTACACCAGTCGCACTACCATCAGCTTGTTTGCCCTGAATAAGAGCAGATGAGTTGATAGAGTTGACTGCTACCGGAACCTGCCAGTTCGAGAATACAACACCAGTTTCAGATGCGTCTGCCACCGCGTTGTAAATGCCGGTAAAGGTGAATTTAAGAGTAGGACGCTGATTAGAAGTCAGATCATAGCTTACATTCCCTCGGCAACCAGTAGCCTTATGTCGAACACCATTCTGATTGAAATAAAGTGTTACAGACTCAAAAGCTGACGATACTGGAGTATAGGTTGCATTTAGTGAAATAGTATACGCACCAGCAGTTGGGGCCGTACCATATACTTTACTAACAGTAGCAACTTTGGTAGTGCCGTTATATGCGCTGATAGTCCTAGTTTGACCGGCCATTGTGATAGATGCGCCTACATAGACGTTATCCACCGACGATGCTCCGGCTGCCAGCGTGATAGAACTGGTAGTAGATGCGGTTGCAGTGCCAGTGTTGCCTGAAGATAGTAGCGTCTCAGACATACCGCAAGCGCGAATTAGCGGCCCCCACGGAGCGGCGGTTCCAGCAGTCGCAGTACCGGCCAGATCACAAGTCAAAGAAATGGTAACGAAATCCTCAACTCGCAGAGAAGGGGACTTACCAAAGTATGGTCTGATATATGCGAGGTCTACAGTAGAACCTTCTAACGGGGATACTGAGAGTTCGCTGCAAAGTATGGCGTTAGCCGCACCAGTAGGAGAAGGATCAGTACCTTCAGTAGTTTCAATTTTTGCCAGCAATACAGCATTGCGGGTATAAAGTCTAGTAGCCATTGATTACACCTCTTTAGAGTTAATAGCCTTCGGTGCAACGGGTTCTGCAACAGGCAAATCAACAGTCTCAGATACAGCGGGTGCATCCAACTTATCAATAGTGCCTTCTACTTTTACCCGGTTTCCGTCCTTATCAAGAACGTAGCTACCGCCCATGCCTTCAAATAAATCGGCCATAACGTACCTCACCTTGTATCTTCAAAATATGATGTTCTAAACTCATCACGCCATAAAAACCAACCCGGATCGCCAAATTCCATTCTTCCGGCCCTGAATATAATTGGATCGCACCCAGCATTGGGCTGGAAATTCAACATAGCACCCATAACGGCATTTCGTATGGCTTCCATATCAGCCGCATTTCTAGCACCAGTTGTCAATTCAAAACGGTATTCAATACGTTGGCGTACTGGGCCTAAAATGGGGCTTCCTCCCCCATTCTCGGCAATAGATGTTACCCAAACGTAAGGGGCTTGGCTCAATGATTCCATTTGCGCTGGAACCCCAAGATAGACTTTTCCCATTAACGCTGGGATAGTCTCTAACTTGGTTATAACTTCATGAATTATCATTGGCCCAACTTACGTTCAAAAATAATCTCTAGAAACCGAATTGCCTTTGCACCCATGTGACCACTGACTCCTACAAGAACTGCTGTTAACAGTTGGTCTGTGGATGCCGCTTCACATAACAGAAATGTCATTACGCCAACAAAGCCAGAAGTGCATATTTCGCCAATCAGTTCAGTAAAATTGAATTTTCTACTTTCACCATCTCGAACTTTACGCAAAAAATTGACTATTCCACCCCAGACTGCTAGGAAAATTACCCAGCCCCATGTCAGAACGTCATAAGCCAATGGGTCTTTATCTGGCATCTTAACTCCTGACTATTAAAGCCCGACGCCAGCCAAATGGATCAACGTCATCCAGTTCAGCAACAATGTAGCTGTTACTTCCATGAATGACGTTGGAATTTACTGCTATTGCCGGAAATTCAATATCTAAAACACATAAACGAGCGCCGTTATAAAGATTGATACCGCCGCCTAAAGATAAATCAGTGTTTGGCGTGACTATCCCTCTGCCGGATACCGTATCTACCGTTATAGTATCGGCAAAAACTGCAAATTCTACTTCGGTGGCTACGATAACGGCAGAATCAAAGGCGCTCATGGTTTTAGGCTACCGTACCAATCCGATGGTCAAGATGAATCTTGATCGTGGTAGCAGTATTGCCAGCGGCCTCAAATGCGATAGCGGCATCTGAAACATCACCCGTAGCGGGGGTGGCAGTCTTAACATCAAACTTGCCGACTGACACATCCCAAATTACAGGATCGCCCTGCGCGATTACGGCAGCAGTGACTTTAGGTACAGTAAACACGCCTTCCAAATAGACACTGCCGGATGCGCCGTTAGCAATTGCCACAGCAGCTACGCCTAGAGTCTGGCCGAC